AGCCCATGCAGCTTTGGCTTATCCTGAAACTGCGCAAGCAAATGACTGATCATGACTGCGCCGTTATCCACTTACAGTCACCTCGATTCTATCCAAATCAAAGGCGGCCAACTCGCGAATGCCGATCACAATGTTGGCCGCTGAGTATGCGTCTGGATCCGGAGCAACATCTCCGATTGCGGCCGTAAGATCGATCTGCCCAATCCCCACCGTCTTTGTGTATACCGGCCCCAAAAGCCGCTGCAAAGCAACATTTTGTCCGACTGTCAATTTGCTCCCCTCTGTCAGCAATATGCTCCGAACTTGCGTCGGGGTGTCACCGGCTAGTTCCTCGTCCATATCACGATACAAAACAGCCTTTAGCCAGATTTTTTTCATCGTTGGCCGGCTAAATCGCATAATATGACTTCCGCCCTGGCTGTCTGTCACCGTCGTTTCAATTGACCCTATCGTGCTTATTCCACCTGCCTTTACCGCCCATATACACTCACCAATGGCAGTGACTTCGCCTCCGAGCGCAATGATTTCCAGGGAATGAGGCAACCGGCCGTCAACGTCGACGGTATCGGTATCGTTTTCGTATACCTTGGCCACGGTAACTCCTGCAACGTCCTGAAGCAGATGGGCGCGGATGGAGTCGACCATCGCGCTGCCTGGCAGCGCCACGCTGGCTGTATATCTCAGCCTCAGATCGTTGGTGGGTTCCATGCTCCTTCCGACAGTTGCGTCTACCATATTGCTAACCCTGTCCACGCCAGATATCAACGTTATCAAATTGCTCAAACTGCCTTTTGCCGGATCCATGGCCCCGTCGACCGTGCATTTTGCTTGAATCGGGCTCCCGATTGTTGTCGGTAATAAATTGGTGGACAAACTAACCACCCATCCGGACCCATGGTTATCCTTGTTGATACACAGCTTGCCATCCTTGATTTCTTGATTGTATCCGAGCAAATGCGCCTGCAACCCTTCCAGTATTTCTGCCGCCGTACTGTTGAGACCGCCCTGATGCGTATAGGTTGTACCGTCAATGGTAACGGAGTAGTTGGCGCCAGCCTGCACCACCGGTTGCAACTCCAAATAAACCGCATTGCTGAGCGAAATTGTGCCGGCAGCCGATGTCGTATATTCGGATGCATCAATTACGTTACTAACCCGAGTCCCCGCAAGCACCAAAATATCTTTTCTTCCATAGAACGTAATGAACACTGTGGTCTTTCCTGCAGCCAACCTACGCACACCTGAAAACGCAACCGCGTTGTCTAAATGCACATCGTCAGCGCTGTTTGGATACATCGCGAAATAAACAGCTTCAGCAACTTCCCACAATGCAGCCAATCGCTCGGCATAAATCGATGCCAATTGTCCCAGGACACTTCCCGGCCCCGCATGTATTGGCTGCCCCCATTCTGTTGCCATATCTGCCAAAATCTCCTGCTTTATCTCTGGCAGCCGTGGCCTCACAAAGCCCTCAGGCGTCACGCCATAGCTAACGGCCATATTCCAGCACCTCCGTTTCTGTCACCAATCCTTCTGCAGTCTGTGTCTCGTGAGTTATTTGCAGCGTTCGCGCAGATCTATCAATTTCAACATCCAGCGTGATAACGGTCTTCACTCCCGGCACTGTCAAAATTCGGTCACGAATGATTTCTCGGATTATCATCGTGTTCGGATTTTTGACCAGTATTTCTTCGAAGTATGGAACACCATCTCCAATGTCCAAAAACCACTCGCCAAGAAATGTTTTAAGGCTGATCTTGATCTGCTGCGCTACTCTTTCAGCATTACCGATCAAAATCAGGTCATTAGTCGGCGACAGCAGCAAATCATGCGATGCTGCTGAAAGAGCAATATCCAACAATATACTCACTCCTATCACTTAGGTGGGCCTGTTTGAGATCCTATGCTCTCTGGATGCACGTGCCCCAAAAACGAGATCCCGCCGATCACAATATCAGTATTTAGCGTCACGGGCCCTCCTTCCGGCATTCGAAGCTTGCAGTTGCCATGGGTAATCTCGATGGCATCGTTGCTGTGTGACCGACTCGGCTTCATGCCGACGAAACACATGCCATCAGTCAAATCAAATTTGCGCGGATCCTCCGACTCTCCCCCCTTGATCCAATCATCCATTGACCGCTCGGAAAATACGATGCAACAATCATCGCCAGGCCGGATTGGGTACGTAATGCTGGCGTTGCCGCCGGTAGGGATGAAAACCGGAACGTCGACAATAACTGCCGCATCCAAAACTCGCCCATCTTCAACCTTATACTTGAGTGAAGGTTGCACACTGGCCCGTCCGCCTGCATAGCTGATAATTTTCCCCGGAGCAGCCGTGTGAATACCGGAAATCTTTCCATCAACCGCTTCCATCAGTGCCTGTATAAATTCATTATGATTTCTCATGCACTCACCAACTCAATCAGCTCCATTTCGCTGTACCATTCTCGGCCGTGAGTGTCCCCCTTGTGTTTCAACGACTCAACCCGGAACCAACCGATTACCGTCACCGATTCAACCTTAACCAAATCCCCCGGATTAACAGTCGGCGCCAAAAGGGTTTTGATTTTCCAACCGGCCTGTTTTGCTTTCTTATCTTTTTTGACTTTGCGTTTTTTCTTCGCCTCTTCGTCCGGGCGCTTAACTCCCTTGACAATCCGTTCCGGGCTGCCTATCAGTCCGCTGGATGCCGAAAACGCCAACGCCTGCACGTTGGTACTACTGCCGGCCATAATCACCTGAAGCGTGCCGTTTTGTATGCTCCACCGGGCGCCCGACGCATCTAAAATTCTGGATAAGCAGTCGCGTCCTTTGCCCACAAACGCAAACCCGGCCGGATAAGACGCAAACTCGATATCCGGAGCAATCTGCGTCGTTACGCTCATTTGTGCGGCTACATCATTCAGAACAGCCTTGGCGCTGACTCCGGCAGAATAGCCAAGCGATACTACTGTGTCACGCAGCGATTCTTGACCGTCGGCTAATTCCAGTTCCGTCACCTTGTCAGGTCCGTCGCGCCGTGTCGTCGAATAGGTTATATTGCCTAAAAAAATACGCCGAAGCCCAATGTCTTCAGCGTACCCGACCTGCAACTCGCAGACCATATCTGACACTTCAATTTTTTCGCAGCTATCGTCGGTAAGGTTATAAATTTTGATACTTGACTTATTGGTCTGCTGCGTCAGATCTTTATCGATTTCAAATTCAATGCGGAGGCTGTCTTCTTTGCCGTCGGATTCAATCTTTACCCCTTCGCCGCCTTCTTCGCCGGCGATTAGGCGAAATATGCGGTTAAATTGCATTGAGTTCAGCCTCCGCCACGTATGTCAGGACCACTTTACCGTCTGTGAAATCATCACGCCCTATAATCGCCAGCGAATCGTTTTGAGTGATTGCCAGCAGTTCGCCTGGCGGCAAGTTTGATCTCCGACATTGTCTCAGTAGGGGATAGTTCGGCACCACTTTAATTCCTTCAAGAAGCGAAGTGCCGTCCTCCGCCCGGATACCGAGAGTCCAGTATCCTCCGGACGGATTCCACAGCATACGAAGCTTGTATTTAACTCCATCCAATATAGCTTTAAAAACGATATCGTTTGCATCAGCAAAGGCGATTTCTTGCATGCCTGCTGCTACCTCCCTGGCAAATTTCTTATAAGGGAACGAAGTATGGTTTCACCTTTCTTTTTCGTAGTGGGAGAATTATCGGGCTGATTTGAATCGCCACCGTCTTTGTTGGTTTCCCCAACCCGACCGGCCACTTCGTTAGTAACCTGGTTTTCAGGTATGTCAGTTGTCTTTACCGCAACTTTTCTGATCTGGGTGAATTCGCACGGTATCCGGATCAGGTTCTTGTTCTCGACAGTCCTCGGGAATGCGGCGCTAGTCATTACCATGTCTTTGTAAACTTCGGTCGGAGTCACAATGGTGATCGGCTGGGCGTCTTTGTAGATCCGTTTAAACTCGGCTAGCGCTTTTTTTACCTTATCTTCTTTTTGGCCAAGTTTATCGAGCCACGTTACCGGACTCTGCGTTATCCCAACGACCATCGACAACTTGACCGGTTTACGAATTACGTGATCGTGGACGGGAAATCCATCCTCTACAGGATGTTCTGTCACTTCCGATTCCAGCTTATGTTCATGCTCGATCACAATGTCTAGCTCAACAGAGTCGATCTTGCTCGGACCTGTCAGTGACGGCCAGAAAACACTTGCCTTTTTAGTTGTTTCTTTTTTCGCAGTTGTGTCCGCCACCAACTCACTCCCCCTTTTTCAATCACATAGCAAACTGCCAATCTCGGGTCATTTTATCGATAGCATCAGTTGTTGCATTTGCCGTGGAGTTCCCAATTGCTGCCGGCTGCAAGTTGCTGCCAGCAATGTTTTGCTCGATGCTGACTTGCTGTGTAATCGTTTGAGTGATCTGTCTATTGGCAATCCCGTTTGCAAACCCTCCCGCTGTTACGCCTGGCGTAGACGGGTATGGCGGAGGCGCTGCCGGTGATGGATTGTTATTTCCTCCCGCAACCGGCGTAGGTGCGTTGCCGAATCCCAAAAAATCAAGCAATGACGATTTGGCCTGCGATATTTTATCCAATACGAATCTGCCGATAGCGTTAGCGATCTGTTGTAGAACGGATAGTGCTTCGTTCAGCAGGTTCTTGAAATACTGGATGATGGAGTCGATAGCTCCGAAAAATCCATTTTTCAGCGAATCAATCCACGAGTTAGCCTGAGCCATCGCGGAATTAAAGCAGCTTTCTATTTCCGCGATCCAGCCTTGCAACGTTGATTCAAATTCGGCATCTTGCGACCGTAACCATTGTCTAATCTTATTGCTAATGGAAGAAAAAATATTACTTACTGCTTTTTCCAAGTTTTCCAGATAGTTTATTGATGTTTGAAAAGCGCCAGAAAAATCGCCTTCTAATAGTTGGGTCCAGATTCTTATTGATTGGGCCATGCTGTCAATAATGCCTGTCCACGAAGATTGGGTGCTTTCAGCGTATTGGCTTCCCGCAATTCCCATCGATTGCGTTGGCGGCGCTTTCTTTGCGCCATACCTTTCCCCGTAATTCGGCTTGCCAACAATGCCCGGCCGCGAAAGGTATGCATCAGGAGGAATATCCCAAGGCGCAGTTGAGTTCCCCGTGAATGCTGCTTTTATTTCATTATAGGCAACGAGAGCTTTTTCAATGGCTGTCGACAATTCAGTCATTGCCTGAATTAGCGGATCAAGCGTTGCTTTTGCTTTTTTACCGAATTCATCCCACGACCCCAACCAGTCCCCAATCGCGCTATCCTTACCATTTATCCATCCATAAACATCTTCCAGCGCCAAGGCTACCGCAACAACGGCTGCGGCACTGGCAAGAAACTTCCATCCTACCGGCGATAAGAAAAAGGCTGCCCGTGCGTTCTATAGCAGTCCAATACCTTCCATAACAGCTGCCCATTTTATGGCCACTAATCCGGCACTAAAGGCCGCCACCAGTATGGTCGCCGTTCTCATCATATTGCCATACCCACCGACCTTTTTGGACAGCCATTCAATCTTATCCCCGATCCAGTCTGCCGAGCGAATAATCCCGCCGGCAATCGCCTGGAAAACGCTCGTCTCTTTATTCAGATTGAAGATTAATTTGCCAATCCGATTCATTGCATAAGTGACGGATTGTGCGACAGTCACTGGCATTTTGCTGAACTCTTTGTCCATTTTCGACTTTGCTTTTAGAATGGCCTTGAAAATGCCTTCGGCTGTCAGCTCGCCCTGAGCCCCCATATCCTTCAGCTTGCCAATCGTTACGCCATAATAATCGGCGATGGCCTGAAACAATAGCGGGGCATTCTCGGAGATGGCCCGGAGTTCATCGCCGGCCAGACGTCCGGATGCCAGCGCCTGTCCCAATTGCAGTATCGTTGACTTGGCTTCAGTTGTACTTGCGCCGCCAATTACGAGCGCCTTATTCACCGTCTCGGTCGCATCCAGCACATCCTGCTGCGTGGCTCCGAGTTCTTTGGAGTTTCGGGCCATCTTCACATACAAGTCAGCCGTGGAGCTATATTCTTGACGGGTTTTTTGTGCGATTGCAAAGACTTTTTCCTGCATTGCGGCCTGTTCTTCCACGCTTTTCGTCACAAGGCCAATTCGGCTGTACATGTTCGTCCACTCGTCAGCCGCTTTTACAATCTCCCTTGCGCCAAACGCTACACCGATAATAGCGGCAAGCTGACCAAAAGCGCCGGCGGCGGATTGGGCGGATGATTTCAGTTTTTCTATTCCCTGATCGGCCCGGTTCAGTTTTGACTGATCAACATTAAACCCGAGGCCGATCAGTAATTCGCGAATTACCATCGCTTATTCGCCGCCTTTCTTTTGGTTTTTCTTCGCATCATCGATTGCCTGCTGCTGAATATCATTCTGCATATCGAGCAAGGCGTTCAGTTTTTGCAGATCGACCAAGGTATAAACTCCTGATTTCACTTCTTCCAGCCGGCACTTCCCGGCTAAGATCGGCCGCCAGATCAACAGTTCGTTTTCCAGATCAGGACGAATTCGCCCTGGAATGGTTACTGATTTTCGTTTTCGGTCGCTGATCCAGTATCCGGAATCACTGGCAGCATTTGAAAATAATCAGCATAATTCACCCGTAGCACCTGCCACGCTAGCTCTAACATGCCCTTCAGGTTCCCTTGATAGAGTTCCATCAGTTTTGCCTTGTCAAGTTTCTCAGCGCTCTTTCCGCTTCTTGCCACAGCAATATATTCAGTGTTTAGGATGCGCTGGAGCATGTTGGTAAGATTGGTCCCGTTGATAGCCGACGACAGCGTCGCAAGCCCATTGCCAAAATCAATGTTTTTGTTCAACAGTGAGGCCATAGTCAGGTTCTTTTTGTCCTCGCTGGAAAACTCGGTTTTATTGAACGCAGCGCCGACTGCCGGGAGAAATGTTTTTTGCAAATCTCCCAGCAATTCAAGCGCCTTAAACGGATCCATCGGCCGGATATAGAACGTGTTATCCCCCTGTATGAATTCGGTTGGGTCCATTAGTCATTACCTCCCGGGAACAAAATGCCGCCAGCGGTATTCAATACCCACTCCTGAGATCCATCTGCTGCGTTGTTAGTTCGATTGACCTCAGGATTGTTGACAATCCACGCCTGAGAATCGACAAACGTCATGCGCCCAGACAAATCTTTGACTACTAGCGGTAACACCCCGTCACCAATCCTTTTGTCTCGTTGATGCACCGCCGCAAGCACATCATTTGAAATCGAGGACTGCAATAGGTTAATGGTGACCTCATGGCGATCATCTGGACTAAGCGTCCGCACAACCTCGCCGTGAGCTCCAACAACGGAAGAAATCCCATCGCTGAGCGGCTTAACGTTGATGATGCTGTCCTCAGCAAACCCAGTAATCTCAACTCCGCCAAAAAGAACGATGACTTTCTTGGGATCATAAGTTGATAACAATCTCTACACCCCCTTAAAACTCATACACCAGGCTGCCGGTGATTTCTGCTACATGAATTGCACCGGCCAGTCGTGCAGTGAAAGTCATGTCCTCCAATATCCGGGACGCCTTAGTGTTCGCAGAAATATTTGCTGCAAGCGGAACGCTGATTTTCCATCCCGGAATCTCGTTGCTATCTTCGTCGTATTCAGTCGGCGCAATACCGCCTCGACGCTGTCCGAGCTGCAGTGCTTTGATCATCTGCCCCTCAATGGCGGCAATTCCTTCGTCCGTGTATGGTACTTTATCGCGGTTGATCAGCAGATTAAAAATGTTAACCTGCAATTATTCCTGTAACCAGTCACGGAAGCGTATTACATCGATCCACTCGC